AGTGCTCATAGGAGTGCTGCAACTCCTTACGTTTTGACGATTACTCACAAACGTGACTCTTCGAATTGGCAGGGAAATATTCAGCTGTTCCGTGTCGGCCAATTTGTGCAACTTGTAAGTGATGGAGAACGCTGGCACAAGCTAAAGGTTGTTTCTGGAGCCCCAATAACTTACGAGAAGTATATTCACGAAATGTTTAAGGTACCATTCACAGTAGGAAGTGCTAGTGTAGGCGGTGGGCCTGCTTCAGCTGCAGCTTCAATTAATACGCTGATTATGGCGAATGGCAATTACTTTAACTACATCCCAAAAGGGGATGGGATGACGCTTCTTGGACCAATCTGGGTAAATCCAGGAATTAATATTGCCTGTGATTTAACAGATAATGATGGGTTAGAGCTTAACCACGGAGTAAGTACATCCACGCCATTTCAATTTACGGTTGGGACTGATCCTGCATTTTTTGCCAGGTGTCGTTTTACAATTGCTGATGTGAGTGGTACTGATGATTGTGCTTTTGGTTTTCGTAAGCTTGAAGCAAATCAGGCAGCAATTGATAACTATGATGAAATGGCAGTGATGAATGTGATCAGTGGAGATGTGTACATTGAGACAATACTTAATAATGCAGCAACAACATCTACTGATACAACTCACAACTGGGCAGATGGCGGAACACATTCGCTGACTGTGAAAGTAAGTTCAGCTGGAGTTGTCACTTACGAGTATGATGATGCGGTGCCGGACACCGTTGCAGCATTTACTTTCGACAATGGTGAAGTGTTGATTCCTTTCTTTTACTTCCTGCATGCAACAACTTCACCTGGTGCTATAACAATTTTAGAGTGGGAGGTTGGATACCAGAACTAGTGTAGTTTAACTCTAACAGGAGATGGATATGTCACTAGAAGGTGCACTGTTGGTGAGAGGCCTTGATCTTGCGCGACAAGAGCGAGTAGCTAAAGTTACTCTAACGAATGCGCAAATTAAAGCACTCAGAGCTACACCAATAACTCTGGTAGCAGCTCAAGGTACGTATCGTTATATCGAGTTGGTAAGTGCTATCTTGTTCCTTAACGCGGGAACAAATGTGCTTACCGAATCCGCAGACAATTTAGCAATTAAATACAACAATGGGAGTGGGGTTGCTGCGAGTGAAACTATTGAGTGTACTGGTTTTATTGACCAGTCAGTAGATACTTTCACTAACGCCGTACCTGCACTGAACACTATTGTGGCGAAAACTGCAGTACTTAACAAGGGACTAGTGTTGCACAATACGGGTGATGGTGAGTATGGTGGTAATGCGGCAGCTGATGCTACGATGGATATTCGAGTAGTTTATCGCGTACATAAGTTTGAGAACTAACACGAGGAGAAACACATGACAGCTTTTCTAGGAATGCGTGGTACTGGCGATTGGGCAACTGACGAACGTCCGAAAAGTTGGCGTGAGGGAATTTTACGCCTCTATCCTAATGGCACAGCTCCACTTACTGGATTGTTGAGCAAAATGGCTGAGGAAAAGGTGACAGACCCTGAATTTAACTGGTGGACGAAGCTGTTACCAGCACAGGGTGGGGCAGTAACTGGAGTTTACACTAATGCTGGACTCAGTGCTGCATATGCCTCTGGTGGAGTTGCCGGTGACACGCTGTACATTAAACTAGCAGAGGCGAATGCGGACGAGTTTCGTGCTGGGCATCAAGCGCTGCTGCGTGATGCGAGTGATCTGACTGTGGATGTTAATGCGAAAGTCACTGCAGTCACTAAAAATGGTGCTAACTCTTACCTTACGGTGAAATTGTTGGAGGCTGACGATAATTCAACTGAAGGTGATTTGAGTAATGCAGACACTGTGTTGATTATTGGCAATATCAACGCTGAAGGTGCAGCAATTCCTGACGCGATTGCCTACGATCCTGATAAGTGGTATAACTACACGCAGATTTTCAGGACTCCATTGGATATTACTCGCACTGCACGCAAAACTAAATTGCGTACCGAAGATGCCTACAAAGAAGCCAAGCGGGAATCACTTGAGCTTCACAGCATTGAAATGGAAAAGGCATTCTTCTGGGGTATTCGTACTGAGAATACTGGAAGTAATGGAAAGCCTGAGCGTACTACGATGGGGCTTATTCAGGCTATTAAAACTGGTGCGAGTCAGAATGTTAGTGATTTCAGTAAGGAGACTGATTTCACGGGTGATTCATGGCTCGAATCAGGTGAGTTGTGGTTGGATACAATGTTAGAACTCATATTCCGCTACGGAAGTAGCGAGAAGATGGTATTTGCTGGAAGTGGCGCTGTACTTGGACTCAACCGTATTGCGAAAGCTTCTGGACAAATTCAGCTTCAACCCACTACAGTAAGTTATGGGCTGAAAGTTATGCAGTGGATTACTCCCTTTGGGATTATTTACTTGCAAACACACCCATTGTTCAGCTTTGAGGCTACAACTCGTAACACCATGGTAATTTTTGAGCCGAAAGAGCTACGCTACCGTTTCATAGATGACACTGATTTCTATGGAATGGATGAGAAGAAAGTGAGTCCTTCACACGAAAGACTTGACGGAACAAAGGAAGAGTGGTTGACTGAATGTGGGCTGGAGTATCATCACCCATTTAAATTCGGGTTACTGACTGGCGTTGGAATGGACAACGCACTGTAATACGCATTTCCCACCCCCAAAGGACTTTGCGAATGACACTCGTAGAAATTCGAGAAATGTTTGTGAGACATTACTCAGGACGTTACGACCTGGTTATTGATACGGATGATTGGCAAGACAATGGAGCAGACTTTTTCATTCATGCTGGGCAAAAATGGCTTGACGTAACATACCTTGTTGCTAGGTCTAGTGGCAAATATTATGCTAATGTAGGTGCAGGTGGTTGGTATTCACTTATCCCGAGTTGCCGTGTTGTTTACTCAGTTTGGATGAGTGATATGAGTGAGGCGAGATGGGAAGTTGACAGACGCAACTTACCAACACTTCGGCAAATTTTTCCAGGTGATTTGAGTCAAGTTAACCAGGAGCGCCCGAGATTTTACGCGCCACTTTATTTGCGAACGATTCCATCCGTGCTGGACACAATTACTTTAGATCAAGTAGGCAATCTGGCTTACACTGTTGCCGGCGACATATTTACTTATAATGGAATACTTTGGGCACCGCCGAATGAAGTAGACATACTACTTGAAATTAATGCCCTATTTTACCAGCCGCCCCTTGTTGAGGATACAGATGAGAACTGGTGGAGTGCGGAAGTACCTGAGGTGCTGTGTATGGCTGCTGCACGTCAGCTTGAAATTTCCTATCGTAATACTCTTGGAGTCAAGGACTGGGAAGAGTCAATTAAAACTACTATGCTAGGTCACGAATTTGACCTGGCGGATTCTGAATCTACTGGAATTACCCAGATGGAAGGTTAGTGCTATGAATCGTGAGCGTTTAATGGCACAACTTAGAGAAGATGAGGGCGAATCACGCGAAGTATATCGAGATAGCTTTGGCAACCTTACTGTAGGTGTAGGACATTTAGTTACGAAATACGATACGCTGTGTTCTGGGGATTCAATTTCTACTGATCGTATGGAAGCATTTTTCTTTTGGGACTTAAATCAAGCTATAAATTCAAGTAAAAGAGTATTCGCTAATTTTGATAACTTGCCCGAAGCTGCGCAAGAAGTTATAGTAAATATGATGTTCAACTTAGGGGCACCACGGTTTAATAGATTTAGGAAATTCATATCCGCTGTAAAATCACGTAACTGGCAAGTGGCAGCGAATGAAATGGAGCAGTCTCTTTGGTGGCATCAGGTTGGCGATAGAGCTAAGCGTTTACAAAGGAGAATACTAGAATGCCTATCCTCAGAAAGCTCATAAAAGGTAAAACTGTCGAGGAAAAACTTGACTCAATTGAGCATATACTTACAAGCTTTAGAAGTAGACTTGGCAACAAAATAGTAGGATTAATGCCGCCCGTCGTAATCCTCCACAATAAGAGGGTGATAGATGGAGACGGACGAATATTCGCAGGAATTATGCCTCTTAATGGAATCGTTACAACAGTTTGCTTTTCAATTGCTAACTATACTGGTAAGGGAGCAATTGTTGAGTTATCAATTGTCCGAAGAGATTCGACGATTTTACTCAAAGGCTTCGAATGTAAACGTGAAGTAGAGGTACTGAAACCTGATCTTCCAGTTGAGGTAGGGGACATTCTACGCATTAATGCGAAGGACCCGAAAAGCATCAGTGATATCCTTATTGGTGCACTTATTCATCCAGCTATGGGTGAAACGCAGAAGCAAGAGTTGCTGCTTGCCAGTTTAGAAGAAGGAGAGAATTAATGCCTTACAAGCTTCGTAAGAAAAAGGATGGCTCGTATAGTGTAAGTAGTCCATCAGGAGTTAAATCAAAGAGCACAACCAAGGAGAAAGCGAAACGGCAAATTAGATTACTTAACGCAAAGGAGCATGGATGGACTCCTGACGAAGAAGAGAGTAAGCCTAAGCGACGTAAACGTGCCACAAAGAAAGTGGGATACTAATGCGAGAATTTGGACACTTATTTGACGAAGGGTTACGTAAGGGACTACGAGCTTTTCCCAATCCAGTTCCAGGAAAGGAAGAGTGCGTAGAATGCTACAACTTACGTCCTTCACCTACATGTTTACTTGCACATGAGAGAATTGGCGAGACAAGTTTTAGTGATCTTACTGACGATGTGCCACCAGAACTAGAAGGGTTGCGAGCATACTGGAAACTCGACGAGTCAGATTTTCCGTATAGGGATTCACTCGGATTTTCACATTTCTCAAACAATTTGCCTGATCTGACTGAGCTAGAACTTACTCCTACAACAGGTAGAGTAAATGGTGGAGTACAAACTCGTCAGGTTAATGCTAGTTCAGTTGGATCACTTGGACCATCGCCAGGTGCAAGTGCAACGCACAACACACAACTGGTACTCAATAATACTGACTACGCAATAGTGTTATGGGCCAAGTTTAACGCGTTGCCAAGTTTCGGTTACTCCATATTACGCAAGCAGGAATATATCGAGGAATCTGAAGAAAACGCAACTAATATGGAGTGGAAAATTCGCTGGTATGGAGATGCAGAAGGTTCGTTCGGATTCAGGTTCGAGCGAGCAAATGGCACTGGGACCATCACGAACTCGTTGCAACTTCCAGTTACTTCAGCACTAAATAACTGGTATATGTTGTACTTGGGGTATAACAAAACAACCCAAGTGCTTAAAGCCAAAGCTAGTTCAGTTACCCACGGGTACAATGCATTTACACTTGACTCATCACCAGGATTTCCACAACTCGTAACTGGTACGCGTCCTTTAATACTGGGGGCAAATAATTACTTGTCAGAGGGGAGCATACTTTTCACCTATGACGAGATAGGCATTTGGGGACGCGAATTGAGTAACACGGAATTACAGTTCCTGTGGAATACTGGACTGGGTAAGTCGTACCCATTTGTGTAGGAGCAAATTGTGGCAAACATAAATGACTGGCCATGGCCCAGGCTTTTTGTTACTCCGTACCGACATTTCCTTGTGACAAAATTTGCTGGATATAATATTTACTATATATACGAAGCAGCTTTTGATGGCAGTGATTGGGACGTAGTAGGAGTTGCGAATTTGTATGGACTTGGTGAGATTAGCTTTATCGAGTTTGCTGACTTTGGAGAGTTTTATGTGGTTTGCGTAAAAACAAGTACGGACGAATTTTATACGTATTACCGTGACCTTTCAGAAACGACAGAACTTGAATACCTAGTAAGTCAAAGTGAGCCTGCATTTGCCACTGCTTGTAATTTCAACGGACAGTTAGTTGCGGGAAATGTAACTGGAAGTGCTCCGTGGGATGATTGCTCACAACGATCCGTGATATGGAGTGCTATAGGAAGTGTCGAGTTAAATCCCGCGAATGCAATTGTAGCTGGAATGTACCAGAAAGTGGATTACTCGGACTCACAAATTCACCGTGTGGCTATGCTTGGTAAGCAAGTGGTGGTATATACTGATCTAGGTAACTTACTACTAACGCCGAGTGTAGTAGGGAACTCGTTTACCTTTGGCGAATCCGTGCTAACTAGAGTAGGAATACGTAATCCGAACTATGTTGCCGGTGACTTTAGTGTTCACGGATTTATAGGTAGCGATAATGAGTTCTGGATTGTAGAGGCTGGTGGCAAAATTAGTAGACGTGGATACAGTGAATTTATTGCCGAGATTGTTGAGTCTGAACTACCCGTTATTGTTTCCTATCTTAGCAAAGAGCGTCAATTTTACGTGTCAAACGGCGCATTATGTTTAGTAATTAACGATTACGGTGCTTATCACACGCATCAAATGGTCAGCTCAATTACGCGAGTTTGGGATGGGCAGCTTTTAGGTACCTGGGATGACAACGATGATGAAACAGCGCTTATTGTTAGTGATACACTCGACTTCAATTCACGCGGGATAAAGTCCGTGGAATCAATTACCGCTGATTTTAGCATGGATAGTGAAGCTGAAGCGTCATTGAGTGTAGATTTTCGCTACGACCAACGTGCTTCATTTACTTCACTCCAAGATCAACCGTGTAATCCTTCAGGTGAATCTAGAATAGGTGTCGCTGCTGCGAATTTTAGATTACGATTTACTCTGAGTGATTACACTAACGCTGAATTTAGATACATGCTGGCAAATGTTAAGTATTCCGATCAGCGCTTCAAACGCGGAACTGTACCTGGGCAACTCGAGGTGGGAAGATGAGTATTCAACTTGTCCGAGTAACTCCAGACAAAGTAATGGAATACTGGTACCAAATACGTGAATGTATTGTTGCGGCACTTCCACCCTATGTTGAGCCAAGTGAGAAAAATTTCCTCATAATTCAAGAGAGTATGTTGACAGAAAGTTTGCATTGCTGGGTAGCTATGGAGAATAGCCAAATTTACGGGGTATGCACGACGAGGTTTACCCGTGATGAAACGAGTGGAGAGAAAAACCTCCTCATATACACAGTAACTATAACTGAAGCACATCCTACGAGTTTGTGGCGAGATTGCTTGGCAACACTTTCGCGATTTGCAATAGCAAATAATTGCCGTAGCATTCTTGCTTTTTCTGAGAACGAAAGAGTGCTTGAGATTTGCACGAGTATTGGTGCTAACATAGATACACGACTAATTATGTTTAAGCTTTAAAGGAGTAGGTATGGGTGCAGGCGGTGGAGGATCAAGTGGAAAGGTAGATTACCCACAGGGAATGCGGAGTATACTTTACGATTGGCTATTTGGGTATCCTGAATGGTCAGGGCAAGCAACTCACGACACATTAGATCACTCAGTCACAGATGAGTTAAATAGGCTATACTCTAGCTCACCGTACACTGGAATTACTTCATATGATCCGGATTCAGATATTGCGGATTTTGCCAGTGCGGTAAATGACTTTGAAGTGTTAGTAGATGCGTTAAGTTATTCCACTGATTACTCGGCAATGGTTACTGCTGCACTTTCACTATTTTCACTTGACACTACAACTTTGTATACTACTACACTTGACACTTCAACACTCGATACTACAACTCAGGACACATCGACACTAGATACTGCAAGTATTGATGAAACACGTACTGACGATGATATAGATAACTTTGATGCACTTCTAACTGCCCAGATAACTGATATTGACTTACCTAAATTTCAGGCAGGCATGCTGGACATAGGTGCGGTAAATTCATCCGCATTCGTAATCGGTAATGCGTTACTTGTGGCGTACAAGAATAGAGAGGTTGCGAAATATGGGACAGGTTTGAGGGTAGAACTTGAGAAGTTGTACGATGAAATTAACGCGCGTTTTAAAATCTCACGTCGTGAACTTGATGCACAACACGCGTTGAGTTATAGGAAAATTACTGCTGAGCATCAACAAAATTACCGTAGGGTTACAGCTGGTTTACAAACTAGTTACCGTCAGATCACGGCAGATTTGCAGAAAAAATACAGTGAGCAAGAAGCTGCACTCAAACTTGAGCGCAAAAAGCAAGTACAATCTGCCTGCGCCGTTATGATGGGCGAATTAATTCGCAAGGTAGAATTAACAAGCAACCTTGCTACACTAACAGGTGAGGTAAGTAAATTCACCATACTATCCAAAAAGGAGGAACAAAGCGAACAACTCAACATAGATGAGTCAGATGAGAAGTGGTATATTGAAATGTTTCAATTCGGGGCAAACGTGCTCGGATCAATTGGCGGTGGAACTGCACTTAATCCAACAAAGCGTCCTAGTGCTGCTGTAAGTGCACTAAGTGGAGCTGTAGGTGGTGCGGCAGCTGGAGCATCAGTAGCACCTGCTGGTTACCAGGGTTATGGTGCGGCAGCTGGTGCAGTAATAGGTGGAGCACTAGGTTACTTTGGAGCACAGTAATTCGAGGTGATTTATGGCCGGTGAACAATATGATCCTGTATGGACAGTAGGGGGACAGCCATCACTAGATGCACCCTGGCATAATATGTTTCTCAATTATATTAGGCCAGCTACGCCAACTCCAACACCACAAGTTACTGGAGGACTCGCAACACAACCTGCGCCAACTACACCGGAAGTAGCTAAGACGAGTGCTTTAGGCGGATTTAGTTTCGCGAATTTGTTCAAGGATCCAAATTTTCACGGATTCCTTGCTGGCCTCAGTGCCTCACTAGATCCTGAAGGACCTGGAGGTGCTGTAGGTCGAGCTGCTTCTGGGTTAATTCGCAACAAGGCAGCACAATCAGCCTTCGAGAAACAGGAAGCGGAAAATAAGACTTACAGGGACGAGGTACTCAACGTACTCAAAAAACAGGCTGGTATCACTCCGAGGGAAAAAGAAGGAATAACAAAAGTTGAGGCAACTCCTGAGGGTTATAAGTTAGACATTACTACTAAACCAGTGCAGGTAGGTGAAGGTACTGTACTCGCACCGACTGCAGAACAAACCGTAGCACCACAAGCACAAGCTACGCCAAGTGTATCAGCACCAAAATCACCACGAATTGATTTAGCGAGTATACTCCCTCTTCTCATCGGCCCGGGTGTAGCTTTCTCTCCAGGTAGTTTAGCTGGACTCGGGCCGGAAGATATTGCCACTATAGCTAATGCCTCTACAAATAGACAGGCAGTAATGGCACGCAGTATAGGTCAAGTTGTTGAGGCTGCGAATGTCCAGAGTGAAATTGAAGAGCGTGCAGCTAGGAGAGAGCTTACGCTTGAGCAAATTAAGGACATTCAAACGTTCCGTGATCCAACACTGAAAAAATTGGCAGCTGAGTTGCAAGTGCAATTGAATTTAGCAGATAAATACAAAGCAGATGCTGACAGTACAAGGTCACTGTTACAACCTACTATTGACAACATTCGGAGTGAAATTGCCACACGCAAAGGTCACCTGGATATTGAAGCACGTAGACTTGCACAACAAGCTGCGGAAGCACAAGCTAGAATAGGTGAATCTCAGGCAAACAGACAACTAGCCGAACGTAGACTGAAAATGGAGGAAGAACTACATCCATACGCAGTCACTGAAGCTGAGAAAAAGTCCAGAGGATTTGTTGACATCAAAGGTATTCCTGGACTTACACCAGATGAAAAACCAACCGCAACAACAGGGCAGGTATTAGATTACTTGTCACAAGGAGCAACTAGACAAGAAGCACGTAATAAGTTTCTCACAGGTATGGCTGAGAAAGAGGCCGACAATAGGAGAGTAGAAATAGATAAAGCTCGTGAAGCTGAGAAAAAGTTACTCACTTTACGTCACAAACCTGGCGTTGCAAAAAGTACAGGTGGAGCACCAGCTGAATTTCAGTCGGATTACCAGACATTTCACCAGTACTCAGATGATCCGTATGTATATATTGAGAGGAAGCCTGGTTCGTGGTACAATCCGTTTGGAGAAAATGCGAGGTTCGAACGCTTTCCAATACCAGTCATTAATGGAAAGCAATATACAGCACGGGACATATGGGATGCTGCACAAGCTAAGCAAATAGATATTCCGACTTTTATGGAGCAATATATTTACAAAGAACTCGGACAAAAACCACCGTGGGCACAATAGTCGAGGGGGAAACCCCCCTCAAACCCCCGAACAGCCGGGTGACTCACAGGAAAGAGTGAGGAGTTGTTCCTCTGACATCTGTTACTCAATGGAATGGTCACTAAGGGGTGAAAGACACCCGGCTTTTTTAGTAACCTAATATCCAAGGAAGCACGTATGCCTTTCGACATTAATACTGCACTGGGAACAGGCGATTCAACTGAACTTACACCATATCAGTCAGATAGGCAACGTAGGCTTCAAGAACTAAATGCACTTACCAGCAAGTGGGATGCCAGGCAACCAGAGTTACGGCAAACTGGAGTAAATGAAGAAGTTGCCAAAGCATCACCTTACGGGGTAGCTACTCCGGCATTAGAAGTACTTGACCCAATTGCCTCACTCGCATCAGGTATGGTAACATCACTCTCACCATTTAGTGAATACCTACACTCGCGTTTGCGTAACCTCACCGGTCCTAAGGGAATGGAAGATACGCGTGGTTACAAGGAGTTTATGGATGCAGCGAAGGAACGTGCTGGGGGTGAAACGTACCAACCTAGAACAGCATCAGGTGCGGCCCTAACAAGTATAGCATCTACACCATTCTGGTTAGCAGAAAAGGCGGGTGAAATTCAGGAAAAGGCTGTACGTGATGCTGGATACGGTGACAATATTGCTGCAATCGCCAAGGATGTTTTTACCTTTGCAACTATTACTGCAATGGGAAAAGCTGGACATGCACTCGCTCCCACAGCAAAAGCTAGGCTGGGTAAGTATTTAGATATAGTTAAGGAAAATGGTCCTGCTTCAACTGAAGCAATTGATGCTGCAAAAAATTTACACGAAACTGTTGTGGGTAAACCTAAAGCAGCTGAGGAACTCGCGACAAGTCAGAGTGAATTAGTTCGTCCTGACGCACTCTGGGAAGCATATCAGCAAGGTAAAACTACTTTACCTGGTGGCACGAATGAGTTAGCGTTAAAAATTGCCGAGCGTCTTAAAAGACCAGCCCACAATATTCCACTAACTCGAGAACAGTTTGATGCAATGCTGCCAGAGGTAGACACGTTACGTGCGGAATCACAACTCGCGAAAGAAAGTACGCAGCAATACACGCAACGGGTAAATAAGTATTTTGCTGACCTCAAAACACGACTCACACAACAAACAGCGGAAGTTGCACCAGAAAATTGGCAGGAAGTTAGTAGTACGGAAATTAAAACACGTGATGCTGTGAGTGTAGCACGTAAAGAACTTGAGGAACTAAGTAAAAATCCCGAACCTGGTTACAGATACCGAATGGAATCATCCGGGCCACGCAATGCGAGAATAATTCGTGAGCAATATAAAGGTCCGTTGCGTACAATAAGTGAAGAGAATGCTCCAACTCCACCTGAGCCAACACATAAGGACTATGGAGTAGTGGCAAATTTTGACTTGTCCAGACTTGGCGAGAGAACTACTGACGGAAATATAATAGGACTTCAGCCAGGAGCAGAACTTACACTAATAGATGGAAGTAAAGTTCAGGCTGGCTTGTTTCCCAGCAATTTACCAGCAGCTAATCAAGGAATTCAGCTTGCAGATGGGAACTTTATTGAAGCAGGAGCAATTAGAAGCTTCAAGAACACGCACACACTTGGAACTGTTGATATTTCAGTAAAAAGTACGCCTGCTCCTACAGAGCCTCCCACTGTAGTAAGTGCGGTTCAGGGGGTGACGCCAACTACTACAGAATCTGTAGGAGCAGCACCTACTCAAGTTGAATTAACTCCAATACAACAGTCAATACAGAGTATCTTTACAGAGGGTACTGACCCAAAAGTTCGTATGCAAGCTATTGCTGATGTGAAAGCAGAGGCGCGTAAAGGACTTAAACAAAATGAAGCAACAGCAGTGGGCTTACGTAAGTTAGGATTCACGGATGAGCAAATAAAAGCTACTGAGAAAGACTTTCGTAACGTTAGGGCTGCACGTATTAAACCAGTAGAAGGTGGTGCGGTTAGCACCGAAGGCAGCGATGTTGCGACACAAATTGCGCAACTAGAAACGCAAATACAAGAACAGATTGGAATTCGCACTGCATTAGAAAAGCAAATACAGGATGATCCTGGTGGAGCACCACTCTCACTGTTCAAGAAGGTAGAAGATACTGCGGAAAAGATTCGCCTTCTCACTAAAAGGCAAGTAGGTTTAGAGAAAAAATTGCCAGCAGAATCTGCACCTGATGTTGTGAGGCCTGGTGATGAACCACTAATTCCAGCTGAGACAGCTCGCACTAACTACAAAACCTCGGCAAATTTAGCAGACTTAACAAACACTCTAACGAGTGGAGTAACTGAGGGCACGCCGGAAAGCACTATTGCACCACTTCAAGTTAGAGCAAGTGGGACTAAGCCGAATGCAATTCTATATGACACAACGGGTCTGAATACGCAACTTTCACTAGAACAGATTGACCAGCAAGTTGCTAGTGGAAGAATGTCTCCTGAAATTGCCGAGTTTAATAAGCGCCAACTCCAACGACAAGCAGATATGGCCGGAGTTGATATTGCTGATGCACATAACTTTACTGGTGAAGCATTAGAGAAAAGGTTACAACAAATTGCGAGTGATAATGGACTTGAATTGTACCGAGCAAAAAAGGTTAAAGGTGAGCTCGTTTACGAAAAAGTATCGGCAGATGAATTGTCCGCTGGAGATAAACTTAGTAGAATTGTCCCAGATGCGCCTGACCTTACTAAAGCTGAAGCTACATCACACATTGCGAAGGGAACTGAGGATATTGGTGCGGACGTAGTTCAGCAAATTTTTGACAAACTCGATCGTGGTGAGGATATTACTGGGCAATACTCCGAGAGAATCTCTGATCATATACTAGATATGCTGGAGCGTAGGCAACGAGCACTAGAAACAAATGAGCCTGCAGATTATAGTGATATACTAGGTAAGTTAAAGGATTTGCTTGGTGATGAAGCCGGGGCAATTGATCCAGCGAAATTGAATCAGTTACAAAAAGATGCTCTTGCGTTTCTCGCAGTACAAGCAAATCGAGTCGGAGCAAATATACTTGACGCATTGGGGAAAATCCCACGAGCTCGTCCACACATTCCTTTGTTTGAGGAGTACCTTAAATCACTAACTTTGCCAGAACCATCTGATGCTCTTACACCACGCAACACTCGAATTACTGAAGCTAATGCCGGTGACAAAGTTGCGAAACATCGCAGCATAAATTTAGCACAAGATGCTATCCCTGTGTGGGAGAGTGAAAAGAATGTCTTCCAGAATGCCCGCAATATCACACGAGGAATGTTGAATTCACTGGAAAATCCTGGCAGGTGGTTACAACGTGCTGGATTGTATGATCCGGTTATGTACGCCTACAGAACTGCCGAGCAACGCTCGTCGCAAATGTTTAATACTTTGCGTAAAGATCTCAACTCGATGTCGCGTGAGTTTGATTCCTATTCGCGCGAGCGTATTGGTGCATACGGGATCTCACAAGATACTGATGGGATGCGAATACTTAACAGGATGGGAGTTAAAGTACCCACACTTTCGCCACGCGAGATGGAAGCATACAACGCAATCCGAGGCATATACGAGGACTTTTTTCAGCAAATTAATGAAGTACGACAATCTATCGGGCAACAGCCACTTAATCATGTACCGAACTATTTTACACGCATGCGTACATTCAGTGCAATGGAACGGCTTGGGGTTACGGGTAACTTAATAAGTGATTCTGCGAGAGTAATTGAGAAGAGATTTTCCAGTTACGCTGACACACCTTTTCCTTACGAAAAGTTGCGTACCAAAGCAAATTACTCAGCACAACTTGACGCATTTAAATTGCTGGGCACGTATGGCAGGAGTGCAAGCCGGCAAATTCATATGGCTCCATTTGTTGCCAAAATACACGAGCTGATTGATACCAAGCTGCCTGACCCAATTACGGGTAAACTTGACTGGGAATTTAAAACGAAGAAACCCGACACGTATTCCATGATGCGTGATTGGATTGACTTTGTAGCCACTGGTCAGAGTGAGTGGTACAAGCTTCCTACTGTATATGACAAAGCACTGAAGGTGCTCAGCAACAACTTAGTTTACTCAATGCTGTCAGGCACTATTAGGTCAGGACTAGTTCAAACCGCGACCATTCGCAACACTTACCAATCACTCGGATTTAAGTATACACTCAAAGGTATTGAGGATATAATGAGTGATGTGGTTAAGGGTACAAGTAACCGCGAGGAAGCATACCGACTCAGCAAGCATCTTGATGTGCGAAAAATGGATGCCTACCAAAATGATATTGCGAATGCATTTGCTGGTTTAAATGTTCGTGATTTTGCCAGGGTAATTGGACAAGGAAGAATTGGTGAAGCTCAGCGTGCTATTGCTAATATTGGACTCAAGCCGCTTGAATACCTCGACCAACAAGCCGCATTGTATACGTGGCGAGGTGCATTCCGGCATGCTAAGGAAGTGCTTTCTAAAACTGATGGCAAATTTGCCAGCGACAAATGGGCTGCACGTTATGCGGATGATATCGTGATTAAGACTCAAGGAAGTGCAATGCCGGGGGATTTGGCAAGTATACAGCGGAGTAACTTAGGGAGAGCAGTAACCCAGTTTCAAACATTTGTGATTAGTGACTTCAATTTTCTAATGAAAGACGTTCTTGGCATTGGTGAAGCAACCAAACTTACGCCAAAACAGATTGCTGTTAACGTAACCAGATTCCTTGGGGCTACTTTTGCAATCAATACTTTAATGGACGTAGTTCACTTACAATCACCATTCCCCACTCCTATTGCTGATGTAAGGAAACCACTTGATCCTGACCAAAATGCTGCGCTCCAAATAGCAGGGAGACTCGTAGCAAGTGGTGCGGAATTGTTACCAGTTGTAGGATCACTACGTTACGGGAGAGGTGTTGGTGGACCTGCACTTGAAATTACTAGAGATGTTGCCAGGAGCTTTAGAGGTGATCCACTTTCTCCTCCAATCAGTGAAAGTTTAGCTAAAGTAGCTGGCGTACCTGGCACACAGCAATATAGTAAATACAGACGTGCCAGAGTGAGAGGGGAGAATGTTTACGATTCACTACTTGGCTGGTATACACAAGGAGGAACGACAGGTGGTGGAAGCCGCTCCTCCTCGTCCGCACGTTAAAGTGAGTTAAGGTCAAAATCAGCGTTAAATACTACCTTACCTGTATTCTCGTAAATTGTTATGTACCCCATTTTTTCTAATGCAGTTAGGATGTTCTGAAATTCGTGAAGATCAAGGTCAGCGTGGTATTTACGCAACAAGTACCGGTAATTCGTCTCCTTCATCATGGATACTTCTCGCATTATTCGCGACATAACCTCCGAGGTAGGAACACGGCCGAATCCTCTTAGCGCACCACGCATAGGTTTCTCCACTTCCTCCAACCATTCGAGTGCTCTAAAGAAGTCCTGCTCATCAATCACCATACCGTTACTACGTGATGCACTCATAATCATGCTGAGTTTACGTGTCAGCGTTTGTTTCCGCTCAAAATAATACTCAAATTTCTCGTCATCGAACGTCGGGGATGATCCGTCGTTTCCATACCACTCAATGTATGCATCTAAAAATGCCTCCGTGAATGAAAATGGCCCACACATCCCCGCAATATCAAACAAGTCTCCCTGTAGCCGTTGTCGAGTTTCGTATGACCCAGGTTGCGGAAATGGGTCAGGAACAGTTTTGCCCTTTTCATTACAAAACACAAAAATCATTCGTGACGTTAGCCCGCCACCAATTACCTCCTGTGGTAAACTTGTCTGAATTAGACGAGGTGTGGTTGCACCAACTAGGTTAAGGAACGGCGCATCAATATGATGCTGGCCTTGATTTTTCGTACGATATTCCCAGTCGTCTTCACAGTCATACAAATCAGTAAGATCATCCATAAACTTTTTATCACGGTCACCCAAAAATACTGTCAACTCACCACTGAATACAGTAAGTGAATTGTGTAGGAATATTAACTCCTTCCCATTCTTGTCGGTGTACTTTGCAGGTTTCCCACAATTACTTAGATCATTTATGAGTGACTCTGGAGTGGTGCGATTTGGTCCGAGTCTAATGTCGAGGTCTTTGTCCTTGAGGAATTTTTTGCCCTGGCGCATTGCCACGCCTTTTCTAGCTTTACCTGGAGGGCCTATTAGTATTATGTAGAAGTTGGGATAATCAGTAATATCATCCCCCCACGTTAACCAGCACTTTCTTTCTAACGCAGCGGCAATAACACTTACTCCAACCCACTTTCTAAAGAGTTCGGGTGGTTCCGAGTGATCAGTCAATCTCAAATACGAGTTTAACCAGTCTCCTGCCCTGCGTTTTTCCATACTACTCTCCCCCTGTAGTAGGGTTTTTGCGCCAGTTACGTTGCTTAACAATTTGCCAGGTAGATTCAACTGCTAAACCCAAACTAATGTCATTTCGGGCACAATAATCAGCAAGATAGATGACTATATCTCCTACTGCATCTAACTTCGCCACCTTATGCTCGATTTCATCTCCCCGAATTCCTTGCTCCATTTTTAAGTGTGCATGAGCTAGTTCACCCACCTCCTCCATAATTCCTACTAGTGGATGATATGGCTGATTCTTTGGAAAATTAACCATTGACCAGTTTGCTACTTCATGCTGAAGCTCGAAAAGGTCCATTCACTCTCCTTTCAAAACGGTAGGTACTTATCCAGCAATCTGTCGATGTACTCAATTTGCCGAGGTGTCCAAGGATACGTTTGTGAAAGTACACTGTTGATAAAATCAGCCTCCCATTCAGTTACTTCTGCTATTCCAGTATCCACCTCCTCTAGTAATTGTCGCCGTTCTTCATTACTCCTCTCCATTATAGAACCCCCTTTTGAGTTCAGGGCAATGCTCCTCAAGGTACTTAGCTCTCTCCTCCAAAATTTTGAGTGAACTAACCATCCTTGCGTCTGTCGGCAGTTCGTATGTTACTGTTTCTCCTTTCTCGTCAGAACATTTCACGCACACGTAATGACTTACCTTGTACTCGTTTGTCCATCCGTACACTGTAAGTACTTCACCACACACAGCACATTTCTCTGCCATGATATTCCCTCCGATACGCAAGGGTAAATAGACTTACTAATCCGTCGGAGAGCCTTTCTACCCTAGTGATATCTTGACTCGCTCTTCCTTGTGAGTAACCCAAAATGCGCACAGACCCACAACTCCACGCCTCCGACTCTTCGACGCGGGAGCGGCGGAGTCAGTTACGTTTTTTCCTCATATCTACTCCGTACAAATGTTCTACCTTAGGATAATTGTGGTGGATTTTCATTCCTGATTTTTCCACAAGTTTTTGTAAATCCTTTCCCCATAACCTAGTTTGGTAACCAAACTGTTGCATCATGCCAATTACAAATGCTGCCCCTTCCAGGAACTCTTTTGCCCTTTCTCTGCCAAGTTCATCCTGTTTAACTCTAATTCTAAATCCCGATGGTAACTCAGCATCCATTACAAACGCATTCCATGTTGCGTCCATATGATAGGAAAATCCCATTTCCTTATCATCCAGCAAATAAATCCCTCCTGCTAAATCTTGCTCTATACATAAATAGTGAAACACGTCCAGTCCATTTTGTATACGTGGATTATCTAGTGGCCTATCGTTGCGCATAACTCAACTCCTATTAACTTAGCCATTTCCGCATCAATAAGTTCACTGTGATACTTCACTGTATGAACTAGTAACTCATGTCTTCCTGTCCAATTACGCTTAATCTCTTCTCGACATTCTCCACAGTGGAATGTAGTATACTTCCTACCATCACTCTCATGTTCAATTAGTAATCCATATTCCAGGTCAATTATAGACAGTAGAATCTTGTCTGCTAAAATTTCTTGGTGCTGGCTGAACTCCTTACCTTTAATTTCTACACCTAATTCCTTATTCAAACAGAAATTTACCGTCAGATCACAAGGCACCACGAACTCTTCATTGCGCCATCTAAAAGGTGTTTCCAAACTCTCCTTAATTTTTAGTATAACTTTGGCATGCTCGACGAGTGGTAGTGACAATGGCAACTGAAACTCTAACGAGTCATGAATGTAAGTGAGTAACTCTACTGGCTTAAACAACGGATCCGTGTTGTAGTAGATAAACTCAATTCCGCGCTCGTTCATATGGTCTGCGTTTGATCCTTGCGGAATGCATGAGTATGCTGCGTTAAGCATATTCTGTTCCCACTTACCTAAAAACAACGTTTTTCTACCTAGTAAGTTCGTGAGTGTTCGTGTCCGCTTAAGTTGATCCTGCACATAGGCCCAGTAACCTTTTTCGAGTGCCGGATATGCCTTGTGATATGCTGAGTGAATCCATTTCGCCTGATTGAGAGGTACGTCATACATGTCGCTAAATGATTGCGGCCCAAATCCATAGTTAAATCCATGATTAGCTTTTTTACCCCAGAACCTTTCATCGTGAGTGCCATCCCCCAACGGGCATGACCCGTACTCAAGTTTGACCTTACTAAGGTCTCCGTTGTGAAAAATAAGCGCCGCTGTCTTGGTATGTGAATCCTGACCTTTCTCATAGACTTCCTTCATTTCAGTAATATTGCCAACGTACGCAACAAACCTGTTCTCAATTTGACTCATGTCCAAGGAGTAACCCACGTATCCTTTATCAACGAGGAAATGAGATAGTACGGAATGAGGCACATTTGTAAGGTTAATACCAGTGCCAAAAATATTACGGCTAGAGCTAATCCTACCAAACTTTGTACCAACCGGATTATAGCTACAACGAATTCTACCGTCCTTGTCCACTTTGTCTGGATTGAGGAATGTTTTCGCATACTTTCTAGACTTTCTAATTTTAAGTATTAACTCAGCTTCCTTGCATCCTTTACTCATCATATACAACAGCGCATCACTATTGGTAGTAACTTTGCCATCCTTTACACGTGGTTTAAATCCCCTTTCATTGTAAAGTAATTGTGCTACCTGCTTTGGACTTCTCGGATTAAACTCTCTTCCTACAAGTCTGTTTAGTTGTTCTTCCAACCGCACCTCTGCGTTCAGATTTTTGATATACTCATCTTTAATGCCATTCACATCAACTCGTATTCCGTGCTCCATCATGTAAGTAAGTGCTGGAATCAGTCTTACCTGACGCTGATATGTTTCCTGAAGTCCCCTTTCCTCAATTTCGTTGAGTTGTTTTGGGAAGGCATCAGCACAACTTATACTATCCAGCCCATTGTATTGCCAACCTTTCTCCCAGTCAGTTATACCACTTAACCACATTTTCCCATCTGCTTTGTAGTATGGAATGTCCGTCCACATTGCGGTGATAAAATTTAGCCTTGCTCCTCCACCATGCATTCGTGAGAATTCAGGGTAAAGTATCCGTTGTGCTACCATAGTATCACGCTCAATATTACGCGTGCGTATGCCGTACTTCCGCAACATATAGTGTGAATCAAATCCTATGTTTTGTCCTCCTTTTGCGTACCCAGAATTTCTAAACAACTCATCCAGTCTACGCATGATTTTGAGTTCTTGTTCTGGAGTAAAATAATTACCAGTCTGGTCCATAAACGGAATGCAAAATGCTTCGGTGGGTGAAATAGCAAAGCTTATACAACTTAGTTCCTGCGATCCTGGGTCAAGTTCAATATCATAGTCAATGGCCACTCCTTCCTTAGCCCGCTGCATACAATCGGCAATAAACTCGAGTGCTTCAGGATAACTCGGACGCATGTGAACCTTGCGATTGGTGAGTCTAATCTCAGGGTACTCACTTTCACGCTTCACTTTTTTCAGGTCCATGATTATGAGGAATTTGTTAAGGTAAGCCTCAGGAGCCTTGAACAACTTATCCTGAGTATAACTTGCGGGATGCAGGCAAGGTATTACTTTTTTACCTGGTAACAATTTACTTTCAATTACGCTCCCTCTCCACATAGTAATGTTTGCGCGATCACATAAAGCCCACAATGCTGAGTTACCTAATGGCACTATCACGTTTGGGTTAACATCGATCAACTCGCGCTGCAATTCCTCAACAAACATTCCCCACAGTTTATTAGTAGGTTTAGCTGATTCTCGTGTCCCGCTAGTTATCTTAATGTATGCTTTGATGTCGTAGCCACATTCCTTCACGACATTGGTTAGGTAAACCTCACTTCTCCTAATACGTGCTTCTCGAAGGCACTCGTCGAGATTTTGTCCAGCAGGTCCAGTGAAAGGTTTGCCATATTTTGCTTCATATTTTGCTGGTTGTTCACCTACGAATGCTATTTTCGCACCTAAAGGTCCAGTCCCGCCAACGTAGGTATTTTCCATACTTACTCACCTCTAGCTGCTTCAAACTCTTTCAGTAGTATCTCTTCACGAATTATTTTCACCAGCATGTAGTTCATCGACCGGCCCCGCTTCTCCGCTAGGCGCTTTACACGCTTAATGAGATCAGGTGGAATGCGTAGGGTCAAATTTACTGGTTGTTCCTTGCGATGTCCCACACTTCTCATGCAATTTCTCCTGAAAATTTGTAGGGTACATTAAAGTAACATTTTGCCTCATCCTTATTTTGCTGACCCAAACTCCTTCATAACACGCGCGATATAAGCGTCGTGAAATCCTCTCGCAATGTCATATCCTATTGACTCCATCCCCAATTCATGTGCTGCAATCATCGTATTCCCGCTTCCTGCAAATGGTACAAGAATCCTCGCTTTCGGCCATGCAAAAGTAGTGAGGATTTCCTTAATTAATTCCCTGGGCCTTTCTGTAGAATGAATACGTTGACTGTTAGGTACACCAGCAAAATCAAAGATATTTGACCTCCCTAGTTGCCTAAGTTGTGCTTTCCCTTTCCTAGCATACACAAACATCTCGTAGCTATTACCTAAATTAGTACTAGGGGAAAATGTTTGCCCTGGTGAATTTCCCTTTTTCCATATTCCGGGAACTATATTCGGCTCCCATCTTGCGTCCTCAAGTGCAAGCATCACATCCTGGTAGTATTGTGGCCCGCACCACAACACAATCCAGGAGTTTTCAGCCGCTAGTTTATAGCATTCCTTACATAAACGCTGTAGAAACTCAAAGTAATGTTTCTCATCTATCTCAACGTAGTCATGCTTAAGTTCCTCGAGAGAGCCAGATTTCCTTAAGTTCGCAATGTCGATACCGTACGGTGGGTCCACTTCAATGCAACTGAACTGTAATTCGTGTAGCTGATTCGCGAAAAAATCACCAGGTATGTAGCAATCGAGTAGGTCTAACACTTTCTGGGATAGTTCAGGAGGATTTTCAACAGGTTTGGTAACTGGTGATTCAACTTCCTTTGGTTTAGGTTTTTGAATGGTAGGAGCAAGTTGCGTCTGAATCTTTTTTGCTTGTGCTCTATCACGTAACCTAGTTTCAAAGCGTTCCACAATACGCATAGCTTGTAACTTATTCTTTGCGTTCTCTTGAAGCTTTAGTTGTGGATAATCTACGATTGCCTGCGCTAACTTAAGATCCTGTGTGATTGTTGCTGCACTAACTCCCAGTAATTTTGCCGTATCTGCTTGTGAGTGTCCTGGTGAGTCAGGCTTTCTGCCGATTTTCTCCCCCCGCATTTCTACCAGTGTTCTATGAAGTTTAGCTTTCATATTTACTTCATCATAGAAAGTCAAATCCTCCCTTCTCAAGTTCTCGAACAACTCAATTGCGAGCATCTGCTGCTCAGTTAATTCGCGATCATAAATACGACAACTTATCTCCGTCCATCCAAGTGCTATTACCGCCATTAGTCTTCTACCACCACCTAGCAGTCTATACGGAGGTTGTAAAGTAGGTGAATATACTGCTATTGGAGTAATTAGCCCGTACTCACGGATACTCTCCTGTAATTCAGGAATATCTCCGTAAAATGAGCGCCCTCTATTTCCTAAGTCATAAGTAATTTGGTCAATTGGAATTTGCCGAAGTGTTCCTAGGTCCATTGCCTTGTCTCCCTTTACATGCGATCATAACTGAGCGTGGATCATCAGGCCTACCTGCAGTAGTGCATGCTACACGTATCTTACATTCGTCACATTCTATACGATAATACCCTATACGGCGAGCAGGATAGGGTAATTCCACAGTACAAAATATTCGCTTACCATCTGTCAGATCAAGATCAATTCCTTTTGGGTAATTCGGATTAGGTTTTACTCTGGGTGATTTTCCGGAATCATGCCAGCTAACTCTATGTCCCATTCTTTCTCATCCTATCGAGTAACAACTGTAGTTGTTCTGGTGTAAGTTTCGCTAATAACTTCTCCGTTTTACTTATTTTAGCTTTCACTGTTTTAGCTACTTTTCTCGGCTTCGGCAAATTTTTACTCGTTCTCCTTTCACGAATACGCAGGATTAGCTCTAATGCTTCCTCATCACTTAGATCACTAAAGTTTGGTATAGGTAAATCATCAATGTTAGCCATTGCTAGTTGTCCCTTAAATTCCTTCTCTCGTATTCCTCCATCATTTCCTTGTAACTAATTCGCCGTTGGAGCATCGCAACAACAAAGTGCTGTCCATACTCCTTCAACATATTCAACATATCATCCACAGCAACCGTGAAAACCTGTTTGATTTGGCCGTGTTCAAGATACTTCTTTAGTTCACTGTGTTGCTGTTCACTTATATCTATCCGCAAGCTTTTTCTCTTATTCATACTCGATAATTTAGTGGAGAGATGTTCAGCCTCTTCCTTGCTCTTTCCCTCACGCAAATCCTGCATATTCTTCTCCCTCCTTTCTTGTAAGTATTCTCTTGGTTGTACTCGTGTCCGTTGGGACAATGTGTCTTTGCTAAATTATATAGTGCATAATTCGGCAAGTTTTTTATTACTATTCTCTTAGAATTCTCCCTATTGGTTAGTGGTTCTAAATGTTCTGGATTGACACACAGTCTATTATTACACTTGTGATGGATACTTAATCCGTCAGGAATTTTACCAACAAACTGCTCATAAGCCCATCTGTGAGCTGTTCTATATTTCCCTCTTACCGAGAATCGTCCATACCCATTAGGACTTTGTGTGCCGAGCCAGATCCAGCATCCATTTTCCTCCTTTTTGTATTGGTATGTAAAGCGTTCTAAATCCATAGAGTTGTCCTTTACTGGCTTAATAATCACTGTACCCAACAACGTGCCACAATGTGGGCAAATTCGTTTGCCCATGCACCAGTTTTCGTAACTTACGTTCCTTTTACAGCTAGAACACTTCGCTTCACTATATGCTAAGTTGAGATGAGCCATACTCACACACGCAGTTTTAGGGAGTGGAATATACACACACTCCCCGTTGAGTTAACTAATTCAACTTAGTGTTATAGATACTTGCGAATCCTATTGGTCTCACCAAACTGCGTATCATCATTTTTACTGAGAATTACATCCCCCTCGTGATCTTTCCAGTCGGTTAATGGATCAGTTGCTTCATTCAGTGGTATATCAAAACACTTACAAAAATTGCGCCATTGAGCACCCTGGCGATTATATCGCTTATCATCTTTACCGCGAAACTTTGAGTTGGGAAACTCTAGGTATGTGTAAATCTCCTTTGCATAGTCGTGATCTACTACCTCCTTTCTCACCGTGTATCCAGTTACTTCTATGTCTCCATAAGTTTTTACTTGCCGAGTAACTTCAATAATGCGAAGCCTTGCTGGACTTCCGTCAGGAAGTGCGTACGGATCAACAAAATCGTCCCAATTGTGTTCAGTTGGGTCTATCATGGGCATTTTAACTCTCCTTAATTTTACGCAGAATTTGATCTAGGGCTATCTCAATACTTGCCAAACGCATTTCAATCTCACCTAGTCTCACTCTCAACTCGCTGTCCCTCACCTCCTTTGGCAATGTTTCTAGTAATGCACTTCCCTCACCTCTAAAGTCCTCATCCTTAGGTGGCATTCAGATTCTCCCCTTGTTGTACCAGTCTTATCCATCCCTCATCACTAAATTCTATCAACCCCTCCTTATCTATTAAATCCTGTGGTTCTTGAAGCAGTTGCTCTTTAATGCCAAAACATCCCAGGAAAAACTTAACTGCTTTAACCGCCACCCTATTCTCTTCTGTTCCTATCTTTTCATAACTAGGAAAAGGTAGGTTATAACTAATTTCGTATATATCGTCCTCCCTCATTATGTCAAAGTGTATATGTAATCCTCCATTTATCCTTGCTACTCCACCAATTAGTACTCTATAAAACTTCCTCATTCTCAGGTACCTTAAATAAGGAAGGTTTGTCCTTAACATCCCATCCTAACTTAGTTAACAGTTTCTTAATGTCCGGCTCCTCATATTTGTCAAATTTTCCGTTGTCAATGCGCGTAGACGCTTTGTACCATTTCTCCCAGCCAGTTAACAGCTGGAATTTATCCGCCTTACTTCCAAGACTTGGGATCCTCCGTGTTATATACATCTCATCAAACTTGCCGGGAATCAACGTCTTGTTTTGTCCTACTGCAAAATACTCGTAACCTATAAAGTTCTGCGTTTCGTGCCCTTCATTGTCAGTATGTTTTTCATAGTTCTCACGTAAGTGACCTGTTACCACGACATCACACGGCAGGTTAAGAATCCACTCAAGGTAAGTTTGCTGCACAATTTTCTCTAATACATACTCCTTATTCCAAATCGGCCCTTCACCTAGACGGGAAGGCACCTTTTGTTTGCCATCGCCAGGTCGATTACCCTCTAGAAGCCAGTTCATAATTGCCTGACACCAGTAGGTGGAGCTATCCAAGCAATAAGTGCCAAGGTGGTCAAAGTACTTACCCAGCATACGCAACTCAAACTCGCGTTTCCACAATGCGAATGCACTAGGCTTTAAAGCATCCTCAAGTTCATAGCGAGTATCAACCACGACATTACCTTTGCGAATCTCTTCCGCAAGAACCTTAGTTCCTCCTTTATCAAAACTATCCACATGCACTGGCTTACGTGCCGTTTGTAGAATGTGCGTTTTACCTGTACCTTTTTCACCAAGTAGTAGCAACTTAAATGAGTGTTGGTGAGCACTCTCGTCATAGAGTTTCTTGAGTTTCTGAGCTTCTCGAATCCAGGAAGGCTCAGCCATTTACTAA